ATGGAAAGAGAAGAAACAGAAGAGAAAGAATCTGTCAGAAAAACTGAGAAAGAGAGGTATGAAATGAAATACAAAGTTGGAGACAAGGTAAGAGTCAGGAGTGATTTAAAAAATACGGTGCCGTATGGTGGTTTATATGTAGTTGAGAAAATGATAAAGAAAAAGATTGTAACGATTACATCTGTGCATGATGATTACTACAAAGTTGTAGAAGATGACTATAAGTGGACAGACGGAATGCTTGAAGGATTAGTAGAGGATGAACTGACAGCGGAAGAAGCAATCAAAATTCTAGCTGAGATGTGTAGTGTGCCTTGTGGAAAATGTCCAATCGGTAAAGAAAAAGGTGTTTTTGATTGCAGAACTTTCAGGGCAGAATATCCTGACCAAGTACTTGAAATCCTCAAACAGCAGAAGAAAGAGCATGAGAAGAAGCCGATTGAGACAGAGATTACGTGGTGTGTGCTGATTATCGAAGCTGATACTCACACCTTGAAACACGAAGAAAAGGTTGGAACTGATTTCAAATCAATAGATGCGAAAAAGGCAGAAATCCTTAAGAAATACTGTTCAGAGCATGATGGAAAATATTATGCAATCAGCGAGCGCAGATGCGTAGTAAAGGAGTAGTCATGAACACAGGAGAAAAGATAGATTACATGATTCAGTGCTTGAAAGTCGCAAAAGCTGAGTACGATTACATGGCTGATTACGTTGCAAATGAACCGACTGAAAGACAAGAGTTGTGGAAATTCCTTGATACACACAGAAGTCCAAACAAAGCATTAATTAAAGACAACTTGAAGAATGTGGCAAGAATGGGATTCCAGCTTGCGAATGAAGTGAAGTAATGGATATCAAAGTTCATGAGGACTATGTAAGCATCGACAGAGAGAATCTTGAAGTGTTTAATAAGACAGGCTTGAAACGTTCTAGCGAGAACCGTTTTCGCTGTGTAATCTGCGGAGAGCCAGCAAGCATTGATAGCAGTATGAGTTGTCGCGGACATCGGTTAGTACATATGCATTGCGCATACCAAACATTCGGAATTGACAACATGGTCAATGTTATTAAATGGATGGAAGAACAGGATAAATAAATTACAGAAAGGAGCAGGAGATTTGTGCGCACAGAAAAGATATCTTTGCTCTGATAAGAAAAATGGAAAATAAGTTATTAAAAGAATATTTAGGTGAATTTAACGAGGATTCGGACGTAAGTATTATAATTGCAAATCCGAAAGACAGAAAAATGTATAAGTCGGAGATTATGTTTATGATTGCCCCTGAAGACGAAGAAGAAAAAGAAGGACCGGTAATCTGCATCGAGTTTGGACAGCCAAGAGACATGGATAAAGAAGAACCGGAAATGGCAATGGACGTTGAAAGAGAAGCACAGCCAGAGTTGCCAAGACTTAAGAACAATAACCAGAGAAAAGAGTTCTTGAAAACTTACAGAGATTGGCTTGTATGGTTTGAAGTACCACAGGCAGAGGAAATCTATTACAGATATATTCTTCCGGATGAAAGTGCAATCGTTATTTGTGAGTATAAGCAGTATGTAGCTTGGAAAGAAAGATATACAGACGAAAACCCGGAAAGCACGTACACAAAATCATATCTGTTGGAGCCAGGTTATCATTATCTGCATGATTGTGAGACCAATGAGACATCACTGGTGAAGAAACTGATGGAGGTACAGAAGAAATGAATGCAGAAGAATTCGTAAGAACTGTACAGAGCTGCGGATACGGCACGAAAACAGGAGCTAAAAAATATGTAGAGCTGAATCCGAAAGAGGACTACGGTACGAATGATCTGATTGTATTGCATGAAGGTAATATGCACTGGCAAGGAGTCAGTGGAGATAAAGGACTCAACTATGCATGGTGCGCAAACGGAAGAACAACAGCGTTCAGTAATGGGATTGCTGGAAACTCTGGAAGTAGGCAAGATTGGAACATGTAGTAACATAAGAAAATTTTAGAAAAGAATACAGAAAGGAGACGGAGCTCCGGCCGGGCAAAGATATATCGGCTCCTTTCGAGAAGATGGAGAAAAGAGAATTAACTTTTGGGATTACTGGTGAATTTATTACTCGGATTACAAGGGAATGGTTTTACTCTGGCGAAAAGAGTATGGAGAAGATCATGGAGATTCTGAAAGACTGCATGACAGGTACGGATGCATCAGAAGCTAGAATCCGGAGATACGCAGAAGACATTCTGCTTGGACGAGCTGCACTGAAAGGCAATACAGCAGATGGTACGTATCACCTGGAAAGATATGAGCCAGGAGAAGAGGAACCATTAGCACGAAGCATGAATATTTGGAAGATTCCACAGTTAAGAAGGGAAGCAGAGAAAAATCTGAGGGAAAAGAACGAACAATTTTACGTTGCAATGGAGCATCTTACAGAAAGTGAGCAGCGAGAAGTACGGAGAGAACTTGGGATGGAAACAAGAGAGGATTGTGAGCAACAGCAGATTGATAATTTCTTAAAGCGGATGATGGATGTTAAAGAGCATACTACCGCAGATTATGGATGGTTGGAACCAAATGGAGATTTTCATCAAGTTGAGTGGGGAGAGCATCAGTACTGGGCTGGCAAATATGTGGAAGAAAATTTTCCGGAACAGTATGAAGAAATCCTCAACCCCGGGGACTGGCTTGTTGATAGAGGTTGGGTGCTACTTCATAACCCATCACAGGGAGTTGCATTTGCAACAGGAAGCCTGGTAAGAGATATGACGAAAGCACAGAAAGAGTTCCTGTACGATTATTATATAGAGCGGGACTGCAAGGATGAAGCAAATGCATTATGGGATGAATAAGTGTAGGTGAGAAGAATGAACATTGAATTAAAAGAGATAGACAAAGACACATTGAAAGTCGGAGATTGGGTTGGAGTTGCAAGAAAAGTGAGCTATGGATGGAATTCATCATTCCGGCATGAACTGATTTTTCCGGCACAAATTACAAGAATCACTCCAAAGCGAACCAAGTTCTTTACGGATAAGTTTGGAGAACATGACAAAAGAGAAGTATTTTATGAGTGTGATAGTGAAGCTGAGAAAGAAACTTTTCTTGCTAAGGCATTTCGTTCTATTAAAAACGGAATATTTGAGTTAACCGAATTGAAAAGAAATGATCGCATCGGAAGAATCAGTGATGAAGATTTGCCGGAAGTAGCGGAACACATGAAAGCAATTACAGAGATTTTGAAGAAATACAAGGAGTAGCAATGTTTGAAGAATTATATAAATTCATATCTAGATTGCATTACGGGATAAAGTTCATGCCGGAAAAGGATTTTGACGAGCTTTTATCTCGGTGCGACTGGGAGCAAAAGATGTATGCATTGTGCTTTAGATATTTGTAAACGTGGAGAAAAATCATGAAAGTACCTTGACAATTGAATATTGATGGTTGGAGTGGTATAATTTATAAAAAATTGCAGGAGAGTTTTATGGATTGGAATTTATTTTGGTCAGCATTTGGAGCGATAGGATCGACATTAGGGTCTTTTATTACGGCAATTGCATTGATTGTGGCAATAAAACAATATAAGCAGCCGCTAAAAAAAAGAATTGATGTGGATGTATACAAAGTTTGTAATTGCATAGATAAGAAAGAATTAGTAGATCTATATTGTGTATCAGTTAAAAACAGAGGAGTTCGGCCGATTACTATACAGAGTATTTGTGTTGAATTTGATAAGACGTCAATTATAATTGATAATTGGAAATATGAACGTACAGAAAATGTTAGATTACCATATCAATTAGAACAAGAAAAATTTAAGAATTTTTACTATGAAGTGGCAGAATTTAAAAGTATTCTTTATCAAATTACTGATGGAAAGATACCAAATAAGAGTTCGAAATTTAAAATATTAGTGCTAGATTCGCTGGGAGAAAAATATACTTGTAAGAAAAAACATAAAATCAGTGAATTGTTTGAGGATAATTAAAGTTCTTAAGGGTTTGTCAAACTTATTAGAGATGTAATATCTACCAACCATCAATATTCGGTGGTTGGTATTTTTTTACGCATTTTTAAGGAGAAAGGAACGAATTATGAGTACATTTGAAGAAAGAATAGCGAAAGCAGTAACAGATAAATTGAATGACGGAACAGTTGAGGAACTTGTTTCTGATGCCGTGACTAAAGCACTGAAAAGTAGCATCGAAGAACAGCTCTCATGGAGAGGTGATGCGAGAAATGTTATTGATGAGAAAGTAAAAGAAGTAATGACACCGGCAATCGAAAGAGTAAGTTTGGATGATTATGTGGTAAAGCTTGATGCAGTTCTTACAGAAATTATCAACAGCACGAATTTAGTTGACAACAAGGAAATCTTAGGAAACTTCAAAAACCTTATGACAGAGCCGGATAAAGATGTAATCAGCTTAAAAGACGTATTCGAGAAATACAAGGAATATGTCAGCGAGAATGTTGATACATCTAAACTTAAAATCTGCACAGACGATGGACCGAGTTACCAAAATGTGGAAGTAAGAGTAAGTGTGGATATAAGAAATAATATATTCGGAGGAAGATTTTGCGATTTAGTTTTCAAATGCGAAGAGGATGAAAAGCTGACAAAGGTAATCCATTTGCATGAATCAAAAAGTAATAGATTCAGTATCGTAAGATTCAAAAGCGAACTTGATATCAATTCATTAAGATACGTAGATGAATTTGACATTTTCATGATGCGGTTAGATCGAGCATTCTGCGATATCACAGATATTATGGAGATGCACGATGATGATGTTGAGGTCGAAGCTGAACCGGAAGCATCCTGGAACTGATGAAGAAAAGGAGAAATGGATGGAGAATGAAGATGAAAATTGTAAAAGGTAAAGAACAGGAATATAAAGACTGGTATGAAAAAAACAGTGATCCATACGGTAGAGCGTGTTTTACATATGCTGAAAGATGGGCTGGAATGATGGAAGAGAAGATAGAAGCATCAGAAGAAGACGAAATGAAAGTTATTGTTGATAATGCAAAGCAGCTGAGCTATGAAGCGGATAAAGATGGAATCACAGGATTTATGTACGGAGCAGCTGTCAGTATTCTTTCTCAATACTGGGAATACGGAGAATGTCTAAGAAAATGGCACAACAAAGATTATGGATATGACGGTGACGGTGTTGTAAATCCAGCGGTTATAACTGTTGGTTGAAAAGGAAAGCAAAGATGAATGATAAAGACTTTATAAGAGCGCTTGAAGAAGCCAGGCTAAAAATAGAGCTGTCAAATAAACGTATTTTGTTTATGCATCCGGAAGATATCGCAATACTTGATTTGGACAAGGTGAGCAACGTTATATATCTTGTTGAAGAAAGAAGATTGGAACATGGGAAAGTAATAGCGATTACAGATGAAGAATTTAAAAGGATTGTATGGGATGCAATCAAAAACAATAAAGTGAAGTATCACAGAGGAAGAGAAAAATGAGAAGGTTTGATATCGGTGACAAAATCAGATGTTACGAATCAGGTGTAAGAGGTATATGTGTGAAATTCTACACACCTACAGCATGTGAGGAACAGACGATGGTAGAGACAGCAGACGGAAGATTTTACCACGCACCAACAAGGACATGGGAAAAGACGGATACAATTTATTTTGAGAGTCTGCCGAGAAACATTGGGATATCAGCAATATGTGATTCGATTTATGGTGAATTGCAGAAAAGCGGAAAGCACATGGTCATGGCAAGAAGAAAGAGGGAAATAAAGTGCGAAAAGAATCACTGATTCATAAAATCCTGAGGAAACTCGGTTTTATCAAGGATATTGAGGATGATAGAAAATTGAAAATGGAGATGTGCGAAAGAGCAATAAAGGCAAATGTATGTCCTGAAGATTGCGATATGTGCGCATGTGATACGAAAGGTGGAGTTAGTTATGAGAATCATTAGTCAGAGCGGATTACTGGATGCGCCTTATGAATTGCTTGCAATATCCCCATATTCAAAAAATATGGCAACAATCATTGGAACGTTTCCAGGAAATGACCTCGGCAAAGGAGATAGAGTTTATATTTTAGCTAAATATTCCACCGAAGAAAAAGCAATGAAGGCTATGGAGATGTGCAGAGAGCAATATTCACAGTGCGAATTTAATAAGCTGGTAATTCCAAAAACAGATGAGAATTTAGCAAAAGTGTCAATTTCATTAACCGGAAATGCTGTAAATCAAATTGCTGAAAAGTATGTGTTCCAATTTCCAGCAGATGAAGAGATTTGAAAGGTTAGGGAGAAATGAAAGAGCCAAGCGAAAAGAAAGCGATCATCAAAAAGATGATGAAAGAGGGAAAGACATATAAGCAGATTTCGGAAGAGACTGGAATTTCCTATAGCACTATCAGCATATACGCCGGTCAAATTAGAAGGAAAGAAAGAGAAGCACATAGCTTCAACGGAAACAGACATCTTTGCATGACATGTAAATACAGAGCATCTGACGCAAGAAAAGGCTGCGACTATATTTTAATCACTGACCATGAACGTGGTTGTGATCCGTCGGAATGTACAAAGTATGAAAAAGGAGTGAGATATCGTGAGATTAAGACCAAAGGTAAAAGCAAGTGAGTTTGCGAGATTCGGATTCAAGCCTTGCCGAGGACTTCCAAAAAGCGCAGAGAGTTACTATCTCTGCGTGAAGAACGGACACAGAGTGATGTTTGTGGACAGCAAGCATTTTACGGAATCTGAATGGCCGATAAAGGATGCAAGGATCCACAAGAATCCAAACTGTAAATTCAGCGACAAGCGGACAGCAACCGAGATTGAGTGCGAACTGGTTGTGAATGGCTTGCTGGAAGAGGTGAGGGAATGAAAGAGAGATTAACAACATACCACTGTGGAAAAGCAGTAATTAAAGACAAGAACAAGCTGTCAGAAGCTATTGAGAAGTTAGCTGAGTTTGAGGAAAAAGAAAAATGTGGAGAATGGATTGACGCTATCGAACTTGCGAAAATTGCTATTGCGCTGCAAAGTCAGAAGTGGATTCCAGTGAGTGAGAGGTTGCCGGAGGATAACACGGATGTAATTGTATGTTTTTACAGCGGAATAGTAACAGAAATGAGATATTGGGAAAATGGAAACTTTCAAGGAATCTATGAACATACGACAAAATCAATTGTTGCCTGGATGCCACTACCGAAGCCGTACAAAGGAGAATGATTATGAGCAGATTAATTGATGCGGATAAGCTGATACTCCACTTGAATGATTATGCTCTGCAAGAAGCTCCGTTCGGATACAATGACAGTAAGTGTCAGAAAGAAATCTACGAGACAATACAAGAGTGCATGAAAGCAGTAGAGGAACAACCGACAGCGTTTGATGTGGAGAAAGTTGTAAGAGAGCTTAGAAATTTGAAAATGCGTTATTACCTAACCGTAGCAAACACTGGTGATACAGATAATGATTATGCTTATATGAATATCGCAAACGCCATTGATAACGCTATCGACATTGTGAAACGAGGTGAAAGAGATGAGAAATAAAGAAAAATATGCAAGAGAGCTTGCGGAGCTTGCGTGTAATGAACCTAATATTGCAGTATCTAAAGCTACCGGGAATCCAATCAATTGCAATATTATCAAATGTGATTGCTGTGCGTTGTATAAAGGTGGTACATATAATGATGACACGTGTTGTGGAGCATTAAAAAAATGGGCAGAATCCGAATACATAGAAAAGCCAGTGATAGTGATAAGCAAGAGGGACAGAGCGTTTTTGGAGTATCTTAAAGAAGAATTCAAATACATCGTAAGAGATAAAGATGGTACTTTATTTACATATAAAGACGGTCTTACTAATTGGTTTAGTTTAAATCGCCGTTTTGATGTAGACTTTCCAATGGTCAAATGGGAAGGTAATGAAGAGATATGGTTAATCGAGGACTTGAAGAAGCTGGAAGTGGTTGAGGAATATGAAGAAAATTCCAAAAAAAATAGTAAATAAAATTGAGAAAAGAAATAAACTCAATAAAGAAATAGAAACATGGTGCAAAGAAAATCTTGATATGGATGGAATGTGTTCAGACTGTGCGGATATTACAAATCATCACACTGGTGATGAGCAAGGGGATAACGGATGCAGAGAATGGTGCGAACAATGGACTGGATGCTGCGAAGATGATTATCACGGTCATTATTACTGGGAAACAGAGTATCCGGGAAAATATCTGCACATGGAATTTTGGGTGTAAAAGTTGGAGGTAGTTAAAAATTATGAATAGAGAAATTGACAATCCTGAACTGTTAGAAGAGGAGAATGTGCATGGAACAGATTAAGCTAGGCTTGAGAATCGCAAGCATTGTGTTTGGAATAATCGGTTATAGTGCAATATGGATATATCTGATTAATAATCGCCGGAACGAAAAAAGTGAACTTGCGTGGGTATTATGGAAATGCTTTCATGCAATTGTGATTGCGCTTGCGTTTCTTTGGGCGTGGTTTTAGGAGAAGATTATGATGGATGATAGAGAAATCAGCGTGTGGCATCATGGAGTTTTCGGAAGATACAGACCGAGGAAGAATAATTTCCCGGAATGTGCATGGAGCAACAGAAGACGGAGAAAGAGGACAAGTGATTTGGATGTACACAAGACATTGTAAGTGGAGAAGATTAGGATAGGGTTTCAGTTAGAGGAATAGACAAGCCTTATGGAAAATATTGTAGCGGTTGCGGTCAGAGATTGGATTGGAGTGATGAACAGTGAAAAGAAGTACAGAGACAAGAAGATGCCCGGCAGAGATCAAGGCGAATCTGCAACAGCATTATGGTGGAATGGCAGAAAGACCGGTAGACAAGAAAGCAAGCGAAGAGTTTAACCGTCCGGCATATCAGGCAAGGAAGCTGATAAGGATACAAGGTGATTATTTGCAAGAAGATCCGAATGAATGACTGACAAGAGTTGGGATAGATATAAAAGCATGCGTGGGAGGTGGATACCATTGAGCGTAAGAGAAACTTATCTGAGTGATTACGGAATCACTCATGAACAGGGAAAGAAGATTATTGACTACTGCCGGAAAGCCACTGGATATGAGCAAATCCTTCTTCTTCAAAGCTGCCAGAACGTAAAGCCGGAGATAGCAAAGTTCCTCTTTATCAATCTGACAACAGGACTTGGATACGATAATATCTGCAAGAGAGAATACATCCCTATGCAGCGGAAAGACTTTCAAGGATACAGACGAAAGGTGATTGAAGAGTACAACAGATTAATGACATTACTTGGAAGAAGTATATTGTAAATAGTTGAAAAAGTTACAAATTACTTTTATATTAGTATAATAAA